CTGTTGACTCCACTTGTTATCGCTGCAGATAAATTATTCATCGCATCACCACCCCAATCTACATTATTAGAATCTGAAAGACTATTTGGCATCGGGAGTTTAATCTGTCCGATAAACATTTCTTTTGTAAATGCAGTTCTTCTTTGGTATCCTTCAGATAATAATGTTGCTGGATCACCGAATACTAACTCTTTAGTTGGTGGTCTATATTCATACTGTTGAATTGACATGTGATCTTGAGCATTTTCACCGCTATAGATTGCATCAAATGGGTACTTAAGTACTTTGTTTAGGAACATTTTCTTAAGTTGATCATTTGAGTTAGCAAATTGCTTTCTTATAGTTTCGGCAACGCTATCATCTAATTTGTATGCCCTTGCTGTATCCAGTATTTGTTGACGTAATTCATCTGCCTGTTGTAAAAGATTATTTTCTTTTATTGAAGTTACTCGACTTGGATCGAACTGCTGCCCATGAGCAGCAATGTTTGTTTGAACCGGTTCTTCTGGTGATTGTTGTGGACCTAATTGTTCTGTGGGTGATGCTGTTGGTCCACCTTGGTTAACTTGACTAGCATCACTAGAAGTGCGTTCACTGGTGACGGAGGTTGCAACAACTACATCATTTCTTTGTTGGGACTGGATTCTTTTTGCTTCCCTTTCAAGTGATTTTGTGGCAGCATCATTCATCAATGTTCTTATTGTCTCTTCATTTAATTGTAATGATGAATTTGGTTCATCTAAACCAGACTCACCATCCACAGTTATACGACTAAAATTATTATTATCTAAAAGTTCTTTTCCTTGTTTAGTGAAAGACCCTCCTGATCTATTAGAACGGAATACAACAGTTCTATCTCCAGCATCATCGAATGCTAATAAGGCTGAAGTTCCATCAGATGGATCGTATCTATACTCATATCTTCTATCACTATTGTCAGTTATCACATATGTATTACCATCACCAACAGGAAAACGCAAACGCTTTGTCCTGTTATCATCTTTTGTATATGTTTTTGTTAATGCTACTGCCATTAGATACTGTCCCAGACCATTTGGAGCTCGACTTTTTTACCATATTTATCTACAAATCTTTCAGTAATCAGTTCTGCCACACTGGCATACTCTGCCGCCGAGGGCGGAAGGACGTATATACCCTCAATATTAGAGAAGAAATAACTATGTAAAGTTTTCTTCGGCAAAGTCGCACCATATTTATTTATCAGTGATCCTGCAATTGCATCTCTATACGATGGATTAAGGTAATGTAAATTTGCACCAAAGAGTTTGTCCTCTTTATAATCTAAAACATATGTTAATGGTCTTTGATCATAATATGGATAGTCTTCTGGAAATGCTGCACCATATAAAAAGAAACATAGTTCTCCTAACTGAGGCATTCTTTGTTCACCAACTTCAGATAATTCTGTGAACAATTGATTAGCGTACCATTCAGGTCCAACATTCCCAAGTCTTTTTGCTCTTGCCTTTATTCTTTCTCCGATAGTAGTTGTGACTGCATCTTCTGCATCATCTTCATACTCAAATATTGTTACTTCTCGATCAGTCTTCTGATATTTTCTTGCGTACTTCTTTCCGTGATCAGTTCTTTTATATCGAGGATGATCTGCAATGAGTTGAACTAGATCATCTTTACGTAATCTTCTTCCTTCCCTCTGGGTAAAGTTTCTGATGCCAACATTTCTGGCAATCGCTCTCAACTCTTCCACATCGTGGTTTTCTAGGGGAGTATTCTTTCTCCCATAAAAATTTCTATAAAAGGATGAATAAGACATTATACTCCGAGGTCGTCTTCGGTCATGATCTTGAATTCATAATTACGATCATCACAGAATTCCTTTGCTGCTTTCCACTTTGCTTGGTTAACCATCCAAGTCTTCACAGAGTTTGCCCATGCTTTTGTTCGACGCTTGGGATGTTGATTTGGTTTTGCAACTTGTCGTTTTGGTTTGATTTCAACGACCATGGTTCTCAATTGTCCTTTCCTATCATTATACTTAATAAAGAAGTCTGGAAAGTATCTATGAACTCTATTGTCAACAGGAGAAATGTATGGTATCCAAAATTCTTCTGATTGCCATTGGTCTACACTTTCAGTCAGATCACAATATCGCATGAACTTTCTTTCCCAAAGAGAACGATATATAATATTCTTTGAGTCACCAACATATTTCTTTGGATTTTCTGGTAAATAACGTCCGCTATACGGCATACATAGTATATAAGTAGTTTAAATGTATTTAGATGTCTGCACCAGACCCTAGGCAGTTTTACATCAATCAGGAGCAAGTTAGATCGAGATATGGTGGTCTTAGTCAGACCTCTCAGTTTATGGTGCAACTTGGTCTTTATCCTAGTTCTAGTAGCATAGGAGTTGAACGGCACTTGACAAACTCCAGTGTCTTTGATGAAAGTAATTCAACAAGAACACTTAACTTTCTTTGTTCGGAGGCAACTCTACCTGGATCAACCTTTGATGTTATGGAACTCAGTGGAGCTCGTCAAGGCATAATCGAACGGATGCCAAACCGTAGAGTTTACACTGACTTTGATTTAACTTTTTATGTTGATAGTGATTATAAAACCTTGAGACTCTTTGAGGAATGGATGAATTATATTGATCCAATCACTAATAACGATGGGGCATACCAAGGATCTTCAAAGGGACAGACTGGGTATGCTGATAATAATAGTTACTATAGATTTTCATATCCAAACTATTATAAGAGACCTATTCTCATTCACAAGTTTGAAAGAAATCTTTTGCAGAAGGATAGTTACAACACATCAAAAAATGGAGCAGTAAAAAGTGGTGTTGTAAAGAAAGCAAATGAAGTTCCAATAGTTTCATACATGTTTCTTGAAGCATTTCCTCTCAATGTTCAAGCGATTCCACTTTCATATGAAGGAACTGATATAACTAAAGTCTCAGTCAATTTTAGTTACACTAGATATATGACTACTAAGAATGCTGGTCCAGGAAAAACCGCTAGTGATGTTGCTAAAGATGAGGTAACTAAGGACTTTAAAAATCCATATTTTGATGAAGTTTCTGGTGGCAATTTCGTTCCATTTAGCACAGACTTTAATCTTGGTTTGAGTGAGACACCAACATATAACTTCAATGAGAATCCATTCAATATGGAGTATCAACCAGCGATGAATGATTTTAGTAATTTATCTGGGTTAGATTTGGGGATAGATTATTCTAACTATTCATTCGATAGTTTTAACATCTGATAACACATCTAAATAATTTTACTGAAACACCTATAGGATATTATGCCTTTACCAAAAATTGCTACGCCCACTTATGAGTTGGCAATCCCCTCAACAGGAAAGAAAATTAAGTACAGACCTTTTCTAGTTAAGGAAGAAAAAATTCTTATTCTTGCATTGGAAAGTGAGGATGTAAAACAAATCACAAATGCAATCAAAACAATCCTCAAAGATTGTATTTCAACAAGAGGCGTGAAGGTAGAAGATCTTTCGACCTTTGACATTGAATATATCTTCTTGAATATTCGTGGTAAGTCTGTTGGTGAATCTGTAGATCTTGTCGTCACTTGTCCTGATGATGAAGAAACAACAGTTCCAGTGAAAGTTTATATTGATGAAATTGAAGTTCAAACAGATCCAGATCATTCTAGGGATATCAAACTGGATGACACCTTGACTTTGAGAATGAAGTATCCAACTCTTTCTCAATTCATTTCTAATAATTTTGATTTCAGTGGAAATGATAATGATAGTGTTGAGCAGTCATTTGAAATGATTGCTACTTGTATGGATCTTGTATATAATGATGAAGAATCTTGGGCAGCGTCTGATTGCACTAAAAAAGAATTGACATCTTGGATTGAAACTTTAAATACAAAGCAGTTCCAAGAGATTGAAAAGTTCTTTACTACTATGCCTAAACTTTCCCACACGATTAAAGTTACCAATCCAAATACGAAGGTCGAAAATGAGGTAACGTTGGAGGGTTTACAGAATTTTTTCGCTTGATTATGGCTCATATTAGTCTTGAGTCATATTTTAAAATTAATTTTGGTTTGATTCAGCACCATAAATATTCTTTAACAGAGATTGAAAACATGATCCCTTGGGAAAGAGATGTTTATCTTGGTATGCTAAATGAGTACATTGAATCTGAAAACTTGAGGATTAGACAACAAAACGCAAGTTCGGGATAAATGCTTAAAAACATTTTTAAGTTTAAAAATCTTTCTAAAAAAATATCGCCATCCAAGGGAGGGGCGATGAATTTTGTTTCTGGCAATAATGATTCAGAAACAAGTGCTTCTGGTGCCAGGGTAAGACCTAAAACACCTAAGGCCTCTATCATTAATAACTTAAGTAAATTAGATTCAAACCAATCAAACGCATTTGATTTTCTAGATTTCTTTGGAAGAAAGAGAACAGAATTAAGACTTAGAAATTCTATAAAGAGATTAAGGAATTCTTTAGTTACCACTTTTGATATCGCTGCCTTATTGAAGTCGATCATAAATGGTATCTTTAAAAAATTAGAAAAAATTAAAGATCTCAAGGGTGGTCGTGGCGGCGGTGGGTTGTTCGGTGCATTATTTGGTATACTTAAAAATTTAATTGGAAATTTTGGATCTACTTTATTGGGATGGTTAGGTGGAATACTAAGAATGATTCCTGGTCTTGGTGGATTAGTGTTGCCTGGTTTACTGATTGGTGGAACATTGTTTGCTGCTGGTGCAGTTCTTCCAAAAATGTTCCCTGGATTGACTACAACCGAAACAGATGCGGATGTTGATCAAAATATAGAAGAACAAGGTGGACAAGCAACTGCTGATGCACTGAGACAAGAGCAAGCAGAGAAGAAAGCGAATAGAAACTTTTTAGAAAACTTCCTCTATGGAACTGTGATGGGAGAGGATGCTGAGTATGAGCAGCAGATAAGAAGAGCAGAGGAATCAGCAGCAGCCACAGGAGTAGAAACTTCGGGTGGTATGGCAACATTCCGTGAAGATAATGAAGAGAATGCTGCCTTACAAAGATCGTTTGCTAACAATGGAAGTGTAACATCAACTACACCACTACTTCCTGGAATGAAAGGCCGCCTCCCTACAACCCCAGATATGGAAAGTGATGAGCAAGAGATGCTCTTAAAACTGATGGTTGCGGAAGCAGGTGGAGAAGGTGAGTTAGGAATGGCAGCGGTAGGAAGATCGGTAATGAATAGAGCAGGACTTATTCAGAGTGGCGAAGTTGGTTCTGGCACATTTATGTCAAAAAGTGGTTCAGTTTCTGATGTCATCACTGCAAGAAAGCAATATCAACCAGTTGTTAATGGACAAGTGATGCAAGATGGAGGTACAACTAATCGAGAACTCACACCTCAAGAAAGGCAAAGAGCACTAAGAGCATTAGAACTTGCAAAAAATACTGAGGCACTGAAAGAAAGATTCCGAGCACAAGGAATGTCAGAATCTCAGGTTAGAAATATGATGGGTGCGACTGGATTTAGAACCCATAACGCATATTATGATCAATCTCAGGAAGTAAATGTAACTGAGATGGGAGGACATCGTTTTAATACTGCTGGAAATCAAAAACTTACAATACCTGAAGTGAAGATAGATGTATCGCAACAGCAGATAGAACAATCTTCTGTACAACCACAACAAAGGCAAGAAGTTTCTTCTGCACAAGTTCCTATGGTTGATACTGCTCCTAGTGAATCCGGTAATATTACATTCTTACCACTTCCAATAGGAGAGCAACAGCAACAATCAAGTGATCCCTCTTTGCTGCCAACTTCTGGACCGGGAGGAGGATCACCAACTATTGCATTCTACTCACCTTCTAATCCAGATAGTTATGGTGGTTTATCCACAAAACTCATCTATAGTATCGTTGACGCATAAGTAAAATGAAGACACTTATTAAGTCACCACTAAAAAACGCTGCCAATAATATTGTTAAAATTGGATCTACTCCAAATGCTAGAAAAATTAAGTCTTTAGACTTTGATAGGCCTAGGGAGAATGAGACATTTATAAAATGGATTGAAAGTAGTTCAAAAATATTTGAATCGGTAGACTTACCAAACAAAAAGGAACTTAAAAAACTAGCAGACTTTGATGTTATCGGAGGTGGCGGAGGACTTGCTGGACTTCTAGCAGCACTTGGTGGTTTAGGTCTCAGTCTTACTGGAGGTTTTGGTTTACCAAGGTTACCAAGATTTGGTAGATTTAAATCACCTAAAACCAAAAGACCTAAAAACAAAAGCAATAAAAATACAGGAAGACCTGGAGGAAGACCTGGATCTCTAACTGGGAGACCACGAACTGACTCTAGAGGGAATCAAATTGCTCGTCGTGGAGCACAGTATAGAAGTCAACTTGGAAGGATTTTAAGACCAGGACAAACACCTGCGGGTCTTACAATGGGACCTAGACCTGGATCTCTGCAAAGTAGATTTGCTTCCGCCAGAGCAAATATGCAGACTGGAACTCTCTTCGGTGGTCGTGGAGCGGCACTTCAAAGAGGATTATATAATGCTCCTGGAAGACTACAGAGGGGAGTACAAGCATCAAGACAAGCGATATCGAGAGTAACTCAACCAGTAACTACAAGATTGTCTGCAGCTCGTGGTGGTATCAGTAAAGCGATCAGTCCTTTTAAGACAGCATTAAAGGGTGTATCTAGAATTCCAATCATTGGATCACTGCTTGCTGGTGTCTTTACTTATTTTGAAGATGAGAATGGAGATGGAATACCAGATAGAAACTTAAACAAATCATTATTTGTTGCAGGCGGAACTGCTATTGGTGGACTTTTAGGATCCTTTATTCCCATTCCCATATTGGGAACTTTGATGGGAACCCTTATTGGAGAATATACTGGAGGATTATTTTATGAATTGATTCAAGGTCGAGGAGCAGAGTTCGTCGGCAAAAAATTCCAAGATGATATGAAGAAACTTTTGAGTGCTGGGCAAGCAGTTGTTAATTGGGCAGGGAGAGGTTTTAAAAGATTGTATGAAGGATTTCCTAAACTTAATGTTTTTGGAATAGGTGAAGTCATTAATCCTTTTAAAATGCATGAGGGTGTTTTGAAACTACCAAAAGCATTTTTCTCAGATGCTCCAATGAATGAGACAAAGGCAGAAGAATCAGAAAGATTAAAGAAAGAAGAAGAGGAAAGGAAAAAGCAACAGCAACAGCGGGAGGAGGAACAAAGGAACAGATCAGAAGCAATACAAGATGAAGAGCAGTTACCATATACTACTACTGAAGACGGTGAAGTTGTTCCTACTATGGCATCATTCCGTGAAGACAATGAAGAGAATGCTGCATTGCAAGCTGAAAATCAATCTATGGTAAGTGGATTGGGTCTAGTTAATCCAACACCTATGACAGATTTAGCAACACAGAAAGGAGGTTATGCTGCTGATACTGGACTTGATATTCATGGAAATATTGGTGATCCTATTGTGTCTCCGGTTGACGGTGTATTGGAATATGCAGAAGAAGGGCACACTGCTCAGGCAAATCAGGATTCAGATCCAACCACCCCTGGATTCCAACCACAACATAGTTTTAGAATAAGACTTAACAAACCTTTCTCATATAATGGAAAAACTGTGAGATTCATTTACGGTACTCACTTGGCAACTTTAGACAAAGCTGTTGCAAATAAATTTGATATTCCAATTAAGAAAGGTCAGAGACTTGGAACTATGGGTCAGGCGAATAACGTTCCACACTTACATTTAGGTTTAGTTGGTGACAGAGCACAGACAGAATTCTTAAATTTCAATGAAGTCAAAGGAGCGTTATTAAAGAACAGAGCGGTGCAAGCAAGATCTACCTCTCCTCAAGTTCCTTTGCCAGCGACTACCGCCGCCACTCAATCAAATAGTGTAGTTGTTATTCCACAACAGCAGCAGAATCAACAGTCAGGATCTCAGATTATACCCATTCCTATGAATGGTGGTTCTCGTTCTCAAGGTGCAGATCAAATGTCTGCAGGAGTATCTGAGTCAGACGTATTAAATAGTTTGTGGCAAACACTCCTTCTTACTAAATTGTCAGAATAATGCCGAATATACTTCAAGGTTTAGAATATAATACAGTCTTCGTACAATCTCTAGATGGTGAAAGATCTGTTGACTTAACAAATGGTCTTATATCTACAGACTACTTTGAGGATCTATTAGAACCTTGTGTCACTGCAGTTTTAACTGTGATTTCTTCATATAATATTATCGAAGCGTTGCCTATTCGTGGTGGCGAGTTAGTTAACATACAGTTGAAAACACACGCTGGACCTTTTGAAAAACTGTTTAGAGTTTATAAGGTAAGCAATCAGAGCACAGATAAAGCGAAAACAACATTCCAGTTGCATTTGGCTCCTGATGAATACTTTAATAACGAACTTACTAGATGTGTCAAAAAATATCAGAAACTTCCAATCAGTTCTCATGTCAGGGATATCTTACAGAATATACTAAAGACGCAAGATATTGGTATAATAGAAGAGACTTCGAACTCATATTCCTTCATAGGTAATACTAAAAAACCACTCCATACTTTGCAGTGGTTGGGTCCGAAGTCAGTTTCAGTAGTAACAAAAAAGAGGGGTTCAAAAGGAAAGGATGGTACAAAAGATGGCGACTTAAAAGGAACTGCTGGGTTTCTTTTTTATCAGAATAAAGATGGATTTAATTTTAGAAGCATAGACACTCTAGCATCTAAAACAAAAACGCAAGAAGCAAGTTCTGATGATGAAAAGATACTAACTTATACTTCTGGAGAAGTCATCAAACAAGAGAATGAAGTTGGAACACCTGATGGTCTTAAGATCATTCAATACGTTTTTGAAAAAAATATTGATTTGAGAAAGTCATTGAGAGTTGGTATGTATTCTGCTCTAAGTTATCACTATAATCCTGTAACTCAATTAGTTTCAGCGTATAGATATTCACTTAGAGATGAAATTGAGTCTTCCGAAAAACTTGGATCAGAAGATAAGATTCAAGTCTTTGGGGGTTTTGGTGGCCCATCTAGAGTTTTCTTTAGTGTAAACGACAATGGAGTTCTTTCCTCCAACGGAGGCGAGGAAGAATCTGGTAGAGATCGTGGAGACATTGCCAAGTCCTTTGCTAGATATAATTTAATGTTTACACAGGCACTAAATATTCTCATACCATGCAATACAGATCTTAAAGTCGGAGATATAATTCGTTGTAGTTTGCCTGATCTGAAAATGGGAAAGGCAACAAAGACGGATGGAGAAAAAAGTGGTCTCTATCTAATTAAAGAATTGAGACATCATTTTGAACCTAATCAAATGACTACCTCACTAAAACTAGTAAGAGATTCTTACGGTTTTAAATAACCTAAAGGAGGAAACAAATGGAAAACATCGAAGCACATATCAAGAAGGACAAAGAGATCCTTCAAGATCCTACAACCAATCCACAAATGCGTCGTCATATTGAAGGCGAACTGCATGATCTAGAAGAGTATGTGGAGCATCATAAAAAAGAAATCGAAGCAGGAGATCATCACGATCCAAACTATTTGGAATTGTTCTGTGATCAGAATCCTTCAGAACCAGAGTGTCTTATTTACGACGACTAAGAAATAATGATTGACGAGTCTTTACTAAAATCTAATTTCACTGGAAGAGACGGATTCACTTGGTGGATCGGTCGAGTCGCTAATCATAAGTTTTGGAAACAAACTGATGAGATTATGACTCAGAGTGGAGCAAAAGGTCATAGAGTAAAGGTCAGGATCATTGGTTATCACCCCTGGAATACAGAAGAGTTGCCAGAAAATGACTTACCATGGGCAGAGGTACTAAACTCTCCTAACGTTGGTTCTGGTCAACTGTCAAGGGGTGAGACCATGAACCTGGTTGGAGGAGAGACTGCGGTTGGTTTCTTCATGGATGGTGAGGAGGCACAACAACCTGTTATATTTGGTCTCCTTCATAGACAAGGTAATGTTCCAGATTCAATTAAACCACAAGAAGCAGCAGTTGGTAAGACAGGATTTGAAGTTCATACTGGAGTTGAACTTCAAAAAGCCACTGATCGGATATCACCAACACTCGCTCAAATTAGTGAAGACAATCCTGCAGGATCCATACTTAAAACTGCTTCGGAAATTACAGGAGATGCAGAAAAAGCGGATGTCAATAAGACACCGACAACAGAGTTTGATCCGAGAAAGATTAGTGCAGCGGCCGCTGCGTTTGAGAAGATGACTACAGAGGAGGTTACATCATCAGGAACATGTGGTGATACTTCCATTGGGCAAATAACTCAAGTACTTACAGACTTCATCGCTCTAACAAATAGTGTAGAGAAAACAATCAATGGTTTCGTTGATCCAGTTCTGAATGAAGTCGTTGATATGACTTATCAGGCGAAGAAGGCTGCTAAAAGAGTCATGGGCATTATTAAAATGGTCATGAATCAAATTAGAGATGGTTTGATTTCTAAGTTAAGTCTACTCTTTAGTACGTTTTTGGGTGGAATTAATACTTTCAATCCAGCAGAATTTATAACGACTCCCATAGCACAGAAGGGATTCATGAAAGTTCTTGCTCTTCTGTTTTGTATCTTTGAAAAATTACTTGATTCTCTTTTATCATTTCTACAGAATTTATTTGATTCATTGATTGGAAGTCTTATCAATGGACCTATTTGTGCTGTGGAGCAATTTACATCTGGTATCCTTGCAAAGGTCATGGATGCCCTGGAAAAGGGATTAGAACCAATTTTAGAAGGACTGGATTGGTTAATGGGTGGAGTGGGAAAAGTAAAAGACGTTCTTGCTCAAGTAAGTAGTTTAGCAACTCAAATTTTAAGTTTCATTGGTTGTGATGGATTGAAATGTACTACTCCAAGTAAATGGATATCCACAATGAATGGATCAATAGAACTTGCAGCAGATGATTGGCAGAAACAAGTTAGTAACATTAATGTTTTTAAGCAGGCAAATACAGAATTAACTCGAATTGAAAGAGATGCACAGGCAGGTATCACTGATTTATTTGCAAATGATGGAGTAGGAGAAAATGGATATAAGAGTAAAAATTATAGAGGACAAGATCTCGATAAGATTCTAAAAAGAGTTGATAAACTTACTGGTGGAAAGTCCAGCAAGTTGTTTAATAAAGGATTGGATTCAATTGAGGCAGCCATTGCCACTAGTAGTTTATTTGGAGAAGATAATGAGTTGTTCAATGCATGTAATAATAGACGCAAGAATCCACAAGATCAAGGTGATATAATACCGATGCCTATGGGTTGGGTCTATGGAACTTGTATACCACCGAAGGCAAAGATTCTCAGTGAAAGTGGAAGAGGCGCTGAACTTAGGACAATTGTTGGTAATAGAGGAGAAATTTTCTCAGTCGAAGTTATTTCTGGTGGAAGAAACTATCTTCAGAAAGAAACCTCATTGGTGATTGTTGATAACAGTAATCATGGTTCTGGTGCATCCGTGATTCCTAAAATTGTGGATGGAAAAATTCAATCAGTTATAGTCAAGAAAGGTGGTCGTGGATACTGTCCTAATACCCCCGGCGCTGACACTGGTCCCACTACTGGGCCTTTCCCAGATCCAACATATGGAATTCCATGTGACACAACTAATGATTGTCCAGAGGGTTATGTTTGTGTTGATGGTCAATGCTTACCAGGATTACCTTGTGATGTTACTGCAGATTGTCCTGATGGATATCAATGTGTTAACGGAAGGTGTGTTCCGATTGTACCGACAGGAATTGGTACAAATGTAGTTGGAGTTGTTACTTCCATTGAACCAATTGGCCCTGGTATTGGATATACTGGCGGAGAGGATGTATTCATTGGAGAAGTTCCATGCCCACAATGTATTGTTGGAGTGTCTACCATCAATGGTAGCATCACCGGTATTGATCTCAATGGATTTAATGTTGAGTTTACAATCCAACCTCAAGTCAGTATCTATAGTGATACTGGTATTGGTGCTGAACTTATCACTATCATGAAGTATAAGGAACAGTTTACAACAGATACCAATGCAGGACCAAGAAGAAGACTGGTTGGAATTACAAGTGTGGTTGATTGTATCGGAATTGATACTCCGCTCATTGGATACGTGAATGGTGAACCTTACTACGGACCATATCACGTCCACCCAGAAAAAGGGGTCAAAATGGTAGGGGATAGACATGTGTCTACTCCTCATGATATAATATATGATACTGTTGAAGAAAGTTTGGGTGGAAATGTAATTATTTCCTCCACATCTGAACCTGAGTCTGAAACAACAACTCAGACTGAATCAATTAACACCGCACCTACTACAGTGCAACCTACACCAGTGGTTGATACAACGCCAACGCCAGCAACAACACCGGCACCAACCCCAACCCCAACTCCAACAGATACACCAATAAATACGAATACGAACACTAACACCAATACGAATACTGGTAACAATCAGGGCGGAGGATCCTACGGTTATTAACTATGAACGAAGAAGAAGTTAAAAAACTAATCGCAGAGAAACTTGATGAGTTTCAAACTGATTTCTACAAGAGAAGTTATCCTGGTTTCAATATTGAATCTAGAACTAAAACTCTCAAGCATGGAGATACTGAATTTGCATTGACCACTGACGGTGGTCAGGGCCTTCATTTTTATGAGCAGGGAAACTGTAAAATGAATGGTAAAAAATCAGTAGAAATTGTCGGAGGCCATAGCGCAACGACAAAAGATGTTGCCATCAGTATCAGAGCAATCGATGGTGATATTGTAATTGAAGCAAAGAGTGGTAATCTAACTCTTAAAGGTCAGAATATTGTTTTAGAAACAACTGATCCACAAGGTGGAATTGTAAACAAACCAGCAAAGGTATTTAAAGTTCAAGGACCTGAAGTTGATATCCAAACAACAAAAATGTTTGCTGGTGCCACTATGGATATGATGCTTTTCTCTAGTGAAATGACGTTGTTCTCTCAAGCAGGTCCACCAGAAATGGGAGATGGAACTGAACCAATTATTGGTCCTAGTATCTTTGATACAATTATGAATCTTGCTGATAGAGCAAAAATGTTCTTTGGTAGAGGGTTATAATGCCTAGATTTCCCTCTGTTCATACCGCAAAACTTGGAGTCGGAACTCCTGACTTTTCAAAAACATCTTTTGCTAACTTTACTTCTGCTGGTGTCCTTACAAATCCAGGTATCAGTCTCTTTGGGGGTGCTGTTCAGGCAGGGGTAATTCGTGCATGTGTGAGTATTGGACCTCCTGTAGCACTACCTGGTGTATCATTACCATTCTCCCTTGAGGTTGGAGGTATATCGAACTTCTTTGGTATCGTTAATGTCTACGGAAACATCAATCAGTTTGCATTGAAGACTGCTTTTGGTGCAAAGATTGCAAACTCTTTGTCACTAAAAAATGGTGTTGACTTGAAGAATGCAGTTAGTCTTGGTAATGGTGTTAAAGTTCAGAATGTTACTTTAGTTGCTTCGGGTGCTATTGCTTCTCCGTGGTTAGAAGGGCGTCTTGCTGCTGCAATGGCATCTCCACCTAAAGGATTTGATATGCACCACCCAACCAAAAAAGGTTGGAGATTGACACATATTTGTATTGAAGGTCCAGAAGCAGCGGTATACTTCCGAGGAAAATCTAGAACTGATGTTATTGAACTTCCAGAATATTGGAAAGGATTAGTTCATGAGGATTCAATTACAGTTAATCTGACCCCAGTGGGTTCCAATCAAAACTTATACATAAAGAGTATTTTTGATAATAAGATTGTTGTCGGAGGTGGAGCGCAAGTAAAAGGTGGCGAAAGAGAATATGATTTCCACTATACTGTTTATGGAGAACGCAAAGACGTAGATAAAATTATTGTAGAATATGAAGGAAAAATTGAAGATTATCCTGGAGAGGACCAAAGATCTATCGTTGGGTATCACTATGATTACAGAGAAGGAGTGAATGGATAATGGCAAAAGATAAAAGAAAGGGAAAGAAAAGAAAAAAACTTGTAAAGCAACTCAAAGAAAAAATTAATCTGAAGGTTGCAGAACGCACAGTGCTTCTAGAGCAACTTGCTCTTATGGATGCAAGAATTGATGAGGTAGATGAATTTATCGTTAAAATTGATAAAAAAATACCTCCTCTTGTTGATGAAATTAATAATGCGGCGGATGCAATTAAGGCAGCATACGCAGCAAGAGTTACTGCTGGATGCAGAAGTGATTTGGAATGGAAATTAGAATCAACTATTCAAAACAAAGCAACTCTGGGTGAAGAGATACAAACTTTTGTATGTTCAAAGATTTCACCAAATCATACTAATAAAACAGGAGTAAAGTATTACAGAAAGCAACAGAATCGAGACTATGGAACTAGTGTTGTAGCATCTTTCGTTGGTATTATTACTGCTGGTCATGATGTTATGGCGATTGTTAGTAATGACGATACTAGTGCTATTCAGATCGATGATGTACTAACAGATAGTTTTGTTCAACCAGAGACGTTTACTATTGGTGAACTGCCAAAAGTTGTAGGTTTTGGAACCACTACTGCTATCCAAAAAATAACTGAAATTGGTGGATTTATTTCAGCGGGATCTACAATCTTTGCTCAAACAGGCATCGGAACAACTTCATCAGCACAAGTTGGATTTCATTTGGAGTTGCCATCGCACTTCAATCCTGAGACAACAATCGTTGGATTTGGAGTGACTGAAATTACATTGAATTTAGAAACACCTGCAGCAGGAGTTTCGACCAATACATTGATGGAAGTTCCATCATTTATTTTAAGTCAAGCTGCAATTGCTACTCTGAATACCAGAACAAATGTTGATGTTGGAATTAAAAGTACATTCCCATCTCTTGAATTAGACACTCCTGCTAATCTTCCTGCATATAGATATAAGTTTGTTGCTTTTAGAGTTGATAAAGATGCCAATGACGAATATACTGATAAGTCAATTGATAGTGAATTTGATTATACCAAAAGTCCCATTGATCCCTTAGAGATCGGTTTAATTCGTAACTCCACAGTTGGATATGGCCATTCGATCAGACGTATTCAGAATGGAGATCCTGTTCCAGATGGTGGATCTGAATATTGGGAATCACAAAGATCAACTTCTTCTTTTAAAGTTCCTGGATTTGATGTTAAAGATGACCACCCAGAACCAGATGTTGGCGCTGGAAGAGCATCATATATTATAGGAACTTCTTCTTGGCCTATAATTATTAACAACACTGATGATGGACAAGGAGGATTCAATTACAGCAATGACTATGCAGTTGAAGGTCAGACAACCACTACCGGACTGGGAACTGCTGCTGGTTACTCAAACGTGACTCCAACTATACCTGCACCCACTAACTGTGCTGCACTTGATACTGCTATTGCTGATGCCATTACTAATCATCAGAATATACAAGACGCCAATAATCCAAAGATTGATAAGTATCTGAAGAAAACTAAAGTTCTGAGAAAACTTAGAGATGAAATGGAATTGGAAGCATGGGGTCTGTTGCAGGGTGCTGCATTCAATAGGGCAAAAATTGAAGACATGCTTAATGATACAAAAGAATTGGACGCAGAGGACTTTGAGGATTTTGATCCCGACTAGGGGTTGACACCTCAGTACTACCCTGGTATAATATACAGGTAATCAACAAACGACCCATGCAAATCAATCAAGAAGATCTGGTCGCACTCAAGCATC